GAAGGCCTGACCGACTTCTACGGTTTGCAGCGCCGCGCCGCGCGCGAAGTGTTCCTCTCCGGCGAGGTCTTTATCCGCATCCGGCCCCGCCGCGCGGAAGACGGTCTGACCGTGCCGCTACAATTGCAGATGCTGCCTGCGGAAATGCTGCCCCTCGACATGAATCGCACGCTGCCCGGCGCTGGGCTGATCCGGCAGGGGATCGAATTCGACGGCATCGGTCGCCGCGTCGCCTATCACTTCCTGCGCCGCCACCCGGGTGATCTGACCGACCCCGGCCTCACCAATGAGACCGTCCGTGTGCCCGCCGCAGATGTGATCCACGTCCTGGACCCAGTCGAGGCAGGCCAGCTGCGCGGCGTATCGCGCTTCGCCGCTGCTATCGTCAAGTTGTTCACGCTTGATCTCTACGACGACGCCGAGCTGGAACGCAAAAAGATCGCGGCAATGTTCGCGATGTTCATCACTTCGCCAGCCCCCGAAACCCCGCTGGAGCCGACTGAAGAGGATTTGGAGGTTGAGCCCGGCCAAGTGGTGCGGCTGGATCCTGGCGAGGATGTCTCAACCCCGTCCACGCCAGATTCTGGTGGCACCTATGAGCTGTTCCAATACCGGACTCTCCTGCAAATCGCGGCGGCGCTGGGCATTCCCTATGGCTATCTGACCGGCGACACGGCGAAGGGGAACTTCTCAAACACCCGCATCTCCCTGATCGAATTCCGCCGTCGCATCTCGGCCTTGCAACATGGCGTGCTGGTGTTCCAGCTGTGCCGCGCGGTGTGGTCCCGCTGGATGGACGTGGCGGTGCTGTCCGGTGCTATTGATCTGCCCGGCTATGATAGCCAGCGGCGGCAATATCAGGCCTGCGCTTGGTTGCCGACCAAATGGGACTGGATCGATCCGATGAAGGACGCCTCGGCAGAGATCTTGCAGATCGAGTCCGGGCTAAAATCCCGCACCCAGGCAATCTCCGAGCGTGGCTATGACGCCGAACAGGTCGACCGCGAAATCGCCGCCGAGCGCAAGCGCGAATTGTCACTGGGCCTCGACTTCCGCCGTCCGGGATCTCCGGCGCAGGGGCCGGGTGCTGCCAGCGGCAAGGATGACAAGCAGGACGGCGCGGAAGGCGACGACGCGCCCGAAGATGCTGAAGACACGGCTGACCCCAAGGAGGGCGCATGATGCACCACGCCCAGATCGCCCAGCGCGCCTTCAACACACCCTTGATGGTCGACCCAGCCAAGGCGCTGGCGTTTCTGTCTGGGCTGGGGCCTCGCATTACCGGGCAGGAAATCACCTTCCATGGGCTGGAAGTGGAAGCCGCTGACCAGACAACCGCCAGCCTGCCCGCCCGGGCGTCGCTGTTCGGAAATGACCTCGCCCAGCGCCACCAGCGTAATGGCACCCAGCCTTACGCCGTGATCGACGGTATCGCGGTGATCGAAATCGCGGGCACCCTTGTGCATCGCGGCGCGTGGATCGGGCAATCTTCCGGGCTGACCTCCTATGAGGGGATCGCGGCCCAACTGCAGGCCGCGCTGTCCGATCCCGGCGTGCGCGGCATCGCACTGGACATCGACAGCTTCGGTGGCGAGGTCGCAGGAGCCTTTGACCTGGCCGACCGCATTCGGGCGGCGCGCGCACAGAAGCCGGTGCACGCTTTGGTTGCCGAACATGCACTGTCGGCTGGTTACGTTCTGGCATCGCAAGCCGATCGGATCATCCTGCCCCGCACCGGCGCTGTCGGCAGCATCGGCGTTGTCGCGCTGCACACCGATATGAGCGGGGCGCTGGACCAGAAGGGCATCGCCGTCACGCTGATCCATGCCGGGGTCCACAAGATCGATGCCAATCCGTACCAGCCACTACCCGAGGCGGTGCACGACCAGATGCAGCGCGAGCTAGAGGTGGTCCGCTTCCTCTTCGCAGAAACCGTCGCCGCAGGGCGCGGGGATCGGCTGACCCATGCCGCAGCACTTGCCACCGAAGCGGCTGTGTTTCGCGGGGCCGATGCCATCACCGCCGGTCTTGCCGACGAATTGGCCGATCCCGTCACCGCCTTTCGTTCCTTCTCCGCCGCGCCCCGCGGCACCACTCCCCCCAGCAGAAAGGGTCCACAGATGACCACGCCCACCGACACCCCGCACCCGGCACCGACAGCCGTCACCAATCCCACACAGACGACAACGACGGCCACACCAACGATGCCCGTGTCGTCGGTTGCAGTGGCACCCAACACAACGGCAATGAACGCCGACGCTGTTCGTGCCGAAGCAGCCGAGGTCGCGCAGGTCTGTGCCCAAGCCGCCCGGCTCGGGGTTCAGATCGACGCCGCCGACGCCGTCACGCGGGGGTTGAAGCCCGAAGCCCTGCGCGCCCGCGTCCTCGCCGATCTGGCCGCCCGCAGCGATGCCGCTGGCATCATCGCCACTGCCCCGGCAGCGGCGGCCGCCAAAGACAGCCCGATCATCGCAGCTGCCAAAAAGGCTGCGACCGACGCCAAGCGCTGATCCAGCACCCACGTCCCTCACCCCAAAACATGGAGACTGACCAATGCCCGTCCTGACGGAACAGCCCAGCATGGGCGATGTCCTCAAATATGAGGTCAACCCGAACTACACCCGCGAAGTCATCACTTTGCTTGTCGGTATGCCCTATCCGGTCGGCTCGGTCCTCGGGCGCATCACAGCCAGCGGCAAATACAAGCTGGCCACCAGCGGTGGCGCAGACGGTGCGCAAACCGCCACGGCCGTCTTGCTCTATGCCGTCGACGCCACGCTTGCCGATGCAACTGGCATCGTGATCGCGCGCGGTCCCTCAATCGTGTCGCGCGCAGGCCTCGCCTATGACGCCACCGTCGATGACGCCGCAAAGATCATCACCAAGATCGGCCAGCTGGCTGCCGTCGGCATCATTGCCCGCGACGGCGTCTGACGCCCAACGGCGCGGCGCATCCACATCCATCCCTCTTTCCCCCGGAGTACCCCATGACCCTTGTCCGCAATCCCTTTGACGCTGGCGGCTATTCGCTGGCCGAGATGACGCAGGCCATCAACATCCTGCCCAACCTCTACACCCGCCTCGGCCAGATTGGCCTGTTTCGCTTCGAGGGTGTCAGCCAGCGCTCGGTGATCATCGAGCAGTACGAGGGCGTGCTGAACCTGCTGCCTTCCGTTCCCCTCGGCGGCCCCGTCACGGTTGGTACCCGCGAAGGCCGGTCGATGCGCAGCTTTGCCCTGCCATGGATCCCGCATGATGACGTGATCCTGCCCGGCGACATTCAAGGCCAACCCGCGCTGGGCGTTTTCGATGGCGCCGACCCACTGGTCGAGGTGATGAACCGCAAGCTGCAACTGATGCGGCGCAAGCACGCCCAGACCCGCGAATACATGGAGATGAACGCGCTGCGCGGCATCGTGAAGGATGGTTCTGGGACAACCCTCTACAACTACTTCACCGAGTTTGGTCTGGCGCAAATCTCTGTCGATTTTGTCTTGGGCACCGCTGGCACCAACGTTCAGGGGAAGGTCCGCGAGGTCTTGCGCGCCATGGAAGACAACCTGCTGGGCGAAAGCATGTCAGACGTGCATGCGCTGGTCAGCCGGGAATTCTTCGACAAGCTAATCGCGCATCCCAAGACCGAAGAGGCGTACAAGTTCTACGCCGCGACCGGGGCGCAGCCCTTGCGCCAGGATGTGCGGCGCAACTTTCCCTTCGCGGGCATCGTGTTCGAGGAATATTCAGGCACCGTCACGCTTTCCACCAAGGCGACCGAACGGCTGGTCCCCGCCAGCGAAGGCATCGCCTTCCCACTGGGCACGATGGACACCTTCACCACCTATGGCGGCCCGGCCAACCTGCTGGAAGCAGCGAACACCATGGGCCTGCCGCTCTACGCTCGCCAGCATCTGGATGAAAAGGGCCGCTGGATTGACCTGATGACCGAAGCCTCGATCCTGCCGGTGAACAAGCGGCCGCGCATCGCGATCCGCATTCACACCTCGAACTGACGGGTTCGCCATGAACGTCTTTGTTGCCGCCATGGACCGCATCTATGCCAACCCGTCCATGGCGGTGGCGGCCCTGTGGATTTCCGCAACCACCTCGGAAGAAACGCCAGTCCGTGTCATCCGCCGCGCCCCGGACCGCATCACCCAGTTCGGTGCGGCGCGCTTCGTCAGCGATAGCATGATGGTGGACGTGCGCGTGTCCGAGCTGCCCGAGCCCCGCCCCGGCGATCTGATTGTGATCGGGGCCGACAGCTTCACCATCCAAGGCGAGCCTGTCCGCGACCGCGAACGCCTGATCTGGGCGCTGGACCTGCGGCCATAATGAAGTTGAAAATCGCATTCGACCCCGACCTCGTCGCCCTGATGCGGGCGGAGATTGCCACCGGTGAAAAGGCGGTGTCCGCCGCCATGCGCGAGGCGGGAACCTCCCTGAAATCCGCCTGGCGCGGCCAGATCACCGGCGCTGGGCTGGGCATAAGGCTTGGCAACAGCATCCGCCTGGCCAGCTTCCCCAAATCCGGCGACAGCCTGAACGCGGCGGCGCTGGTCTGGTCCAACGCCCCGGTGATCATCGGAGCGCATGACACCGGCCCGCTGATTCGGTCCAAGAATGGGTTCTGGCTTGCGATCCCGACTGCGGCAGCAGGCAAAAGTAGCAAAGGCGGTCGCATTACTCCCGACGAATGGGAACGCCGCACCAGTCTGCGCTTGCGGTTCATCTACCGCCGTCGCGGGCCGAGCTTGCTGGTGGCGGAAGGGCGGCTGAACTCCAAAGGCCGGGCGGTCGCGTCAAAGTCCAAGACCGGACGCGGCGTGGCGACCGTGCCGATCTTCCTGCTGGTGCCGCAGGTCAAGTTGCGCAAGCGGCTCGATCTGGCGCGGGATGCTGAGCGCGCGGTGGACGGCGTACCGGGGTTG